CTTATTCGCATTGATTTTCTGAAAGGTTTTACCAGTTTGTGACAGTACGCCAGTAATTTTCTCTGTCTCAGTAGAAGTAAATGTTGCAGTTCCACTTGCATCCTTGTATGTGGCATCGTCCATCCATACAGTAGAAGGTGTTTTGAGTGATGTAATATCTGCACCAAATGATGCTTTCATTCCCTGTAGAGTGTCACCTGTGTATGTGGTGTGCCAGACAATACCAACCTTTGCTTTCTTGATGACCTTACCTAATACGCTATCAACAGGTACAGCATAAACAATAGTGTTGGGTTGAAAAGTGTAATACTTATCGCCATCGATAGTTTCCGTTTCCACATCGTCAGTGAACATGAGGTCACCTTGGAGAACACCTTTGATACCTAACTTTGAAAACTCTGCAAGTGCAACTTTAAACTTTTCATTTAATGCTCCAGATAAATCATCATCAATTTCTTTTGCGGTCTTGTAAAATTTGGGCTTGCCGGTATTGAAGATGCTCTTTTTTGCCACAAAAAAGTCACCTGTCTCTGGTTCAACACCCGCAAAAATTGCTGGCGCACCGTCCCACTTAACCGTCATGTTTACACTGGAACGTGTAGAACCAGAAAGCATATCTCGCAGAGAACGTAGGAAGTTAAGAGCAGCTCTGCCACCATCTACACCATAGTTGAGTATTTCATCTTCTAGGTGTTCTAGGTGAAGGTTCTTACCACCCTTATCTTCTGTGAGTTCTGAAAATGACATCATTATGACCTACCTGTAACTTTCATTGCAACATCTCTTACATGTGCTTCCATGTTCTGGGCATTAGTAATCTCAACTGGTAATTTTGTAGATGTTATGTTAGATTTAAACTCTTCAGCAGCATCAGATATCATTTCATCTGCATCCTCTATTATCCATACCTTTTTGATTTCAAAATCATCAATTACAATCTCATCCCAGTTATCATCAGTTTTACGGCGTTGCATATAACGAGTCAATGTATCTTGAACCTGTGTGGAATTTTTTTTGAATACTTTCTCAACACCATCCAAATAATCCTTTATAAGAGATTGCATTATCCTACCAACATTCTTTACTTTAGAATTTTCATATGTCACATGCATGTACATCCATTTTTCAAAATCATCTTTACCTTTTGGTGCATCTCCATCAAAGGCCTTTCCATATTTTTTGATTAATACTTTCAATAGTATTTCAAGACCCTTTTGCATTTTCGCAACATCATCGGAACCCCACGGCCCTCTGAACCAATTAAAACCAAGCATCCTTCTACCAGATGTTTCGGGAATAGACATAAGGTCTTCTTTGGCTGATGCAAGAATGTTTCCATCCAGTTCAACAACAAGACCACTACCTCCCTGTACACCCGTAACAATAGGTGTTCTATCCATATTTGTAAATGCAGATATGGAACGATTTGAGTTTTGAATTTCATACAACTGATCAAAACTAGTCATTCTTGTTACATGAAAGACTGTTGCTCTAACTTCCTTCGGGAATATTCTTTTAAACATGGAACCAGATAGAGGCAACCACATATGATTTGCTGACGAACCGGGTCCACCTCTTCTTGCTGAAGTGGCTGACATATCTGATCCACCTGATGCCCTAGTAAAAATAAGTTCTGATAAACTTAATGAGTGCGTGGGTGCGAAATCTAATTCCTCGTATAAAGATTTAAAGGTTTTCATGAGAATTTGAATCCACTTGTTGTGAAATATAGATTTTTACCGCCCCATCCACCTTGTGATCTAGTTCTTAATGTCCACGAATTTTTAACTGTTAATCCAGATGGTTTATGTGTAAATTGTGCCTTAAATGATTGACTTTTATTATCATACGTTGTTATTATTTTTGTAAAATCAGCATCATCTTCAGAAAAGAATATTTGTCTATGCGTATCATCTGACACTACATCTGTTATTGTAGAACTTTTTTCTGATCCTATCAATAATTTGTATGGGCATGGGGTGTCAGAAGGATCATCATAAGTATAAATTGCAACAGTATTCATGAGATATCGCATATTTGCAGGCTTTTTCAAATAAGTTGAATATGCTTTAATTAAGTTATTTCTAAACGGCCAATACATATCGTCAGTAAAAAATTTTAAACCATCTTTATCAAACGCTTTTGCAAGTCCCATAAATGCCTCTTGTGAAGTAGTTTCACTAAATGCTTCTTTTTTAATATTAAATCTTTTTATTACTGGATATGCGTTTTTAGAAGTTGATTTAATTTTATTTGCAGCATCTTTCCATGCCTTATCGATCATCCTCTCAATTTTTGTTAATTGAGTTGTATCCGCTCGTTTTTTATAAGCAGACCAAATACCAGTATTAAGTTTAGGAGTAGCATCCTTTCCAGAACTTATTTTATTTGAATATCCAATATAGGAACCATCATCTAATTCTAATATTATATCTGAAGGATTATTCCTCCGTATACCGCCAGGTTTTGCTTGTGGAACCCAATGCAATACTGACCAGTTAACCTTCATAGATTTTAAATCTGCAATTACTGCTTTAGAATTATTATAACCAATAAGAATATCTCTTTCTACTTTTTCATCCTTATCCAATAGTTCACGTAAGTCTTCATAAGTAACCGAACCACCAGACGCAAGAATTCCTGTATCGTCAGTTAACTTTCCAACATCTGACATGAAAGTTTTTGCATCTGTAAATGTTGGGTGTTGTATAAAATATAGAGATAGGTATTCGTTAACATCTGAAGATGCGGTAGCACTCTGTCTCTTTTTCATTCCTAAGTGATTAGTTACATAAGTCCCAGTTGTTATGATATGATATTTTGTTCTATCCCCATCAACAACTATCTGAAAATGAAACTTACCTTTACCGTATGATTTTATAAGTGTACCTGTTCCAGTTTTTACATTTTCAAACGTAATTTCGCCGGGCCCTACCTCTGGTCTAATATCTGCCTCAACATCAATAGTTAATTCGTAAAATGGATTATAGATACCTTTTTGCTGATAATGAGGAGATATTGTCAGTTCTCTTAGAAGGTTCTGAACCCTATCGACATGGGGGATGTATGATTCTGTGCGGGGGCGTAATTGCCGGACATAGTGATTGAGGTTAGACATTCAACTGCTCCATGTGTGTTATATTCTATTTATATAACATAGAACTTGATGGGTGTCAATTAAATAAAGTCTTCTAAACTACCTTGTTCCACCTTGTAGTTCAATAGCAGAAGCTCCTTGCGGTCTTTCTGATTCTCCATATAGTCTCCTACTGACCGCATAGTATAAGTCCAATCCAACTCTGCCTGTTCCCAACCATCAAACCTATCTTTTACAGATTGGTCTGCGTTATAAGAAATCATACAATCCATTCCAGACTCATTGCATTGTTTAGCGAAAAGGTCATGATCAAACCCTTCGTGCATACTACCACGCTTGCCATAGAGATTGTTAGAGTTTTGTTTCGTCAACTCGTAAGGCGGGTCCAGATAGACGAAGGTATTATCAGATTTTTCCAACAATGCACTGTAGTCACCATTTGTAATCTTCCAGTTGCGAATCAACTTTTGAAATGATACCAACTTCATTATATTCCGTCTGGTGAAAGTCATCTCATGAGATGATTCAGAAAATGTTCCTGTCTCTGTTAGACCACTGAAACTATTCTTGTTTGCATAATAGAACGCAACTGCTTTGTCAAAGTCACTACTCACATCATCATTGATAATTTCTTTCTGCTCACCAAGAATAGTCTTGGCTACATCACCGCTAACACAACTCTCTTTGATTTTCAATAGATGCTCAGACATTTCTGATCCACTACTCTGTATCTGTGTCCAGAAGTTATAGAGTGCAGGATACAAATCGTTTACCCAGATTTTCATATCTGGATACCGCTTCGTTATCGCAATGGGAAATGAACCACCACCAAGGAAAGGTTCACGCCACTCCTCATAGTTTTCCATGTTTGGAAGATATTCGTATAGTAATTTTGTCCATTTAGATTTACCGCCGGGGTATCGAAGTGGTGTTGTTAATATTGGTGATCTCATCCGAAAAAGTCCTCTAGTGTTCCTTGTGTTCCATAACTATTGTCTATCCGCCAACCAATCTTTTCTGAGATGAATCTTAGTGGTTCAACGAATGATTTCTCATATTGTGTATCATAGTCGATCTTGTCTATAATGTCAAGTTCCCTTGGTAATTTTGTCACAAAAGAAAATGCGCTGGACTGATAGATATTTGGTTCTTGCATATGGACAAATCGAATTTTTTCACCCTCTTGAATATATGGAAACTTGCTAGATAGATTCTTTTTCTCAATCAAGTGATTGTACAGAATAGCACCCTTAACATGGATAGGAGCGCCAGATGCAAATAACCCATACGCCACGGTTGTAC